ATATTCGATATTCTTGTGTCTTGATTTTAGGTGGAAATGCCCAGACATAACAGTTTCAAACTTATCGAACATTTCTCTCTGAAGTCCAGTATCATGATATACCCCACGAAGAACTTCAAATCCAACAATCTCAAAGTGACCTAATAGAATATGGGCCTTTGTGTTTTTTATGAATTCTACACAAGCATCCATGTTGTCTTCACACATCCAGGGAACAGCACCAATAGAAACATCTGGGTATATAAGTTCCTTTGGTTCATTTACCACTTCAATATGAAAATACTTTTCAAGAAGTTCTTGTGGAGAATTAGTTTTATTTGTATTCCTAAAATAGGTATCGTGGTTGCCGATAATTATTTGCATCGACATACCCATTTTTTCCATAGGTTCAATAACGCGAGTACGAACCTGATTCAGAGTATTAAAATTAACATACTTACGACGATCAAAGAAATCTCCAAGATGGATCACATGCTCAATATTATGTTTTACACAATATGGAAAAAACTGTTTTTCAAAGAACTGAATAAAATGTTCTAAAAGAACTGGAGAATCATTCTTTGCGCCAAAATGAGTATCGTTAATTATTGCAATTTTCATTTGCGACTTTTTATTTTCTTTTTCTTCTTTTTAACTTTTGTGTCTTCGAATTTATTTACATCATTTTCTGAAAGACTAAAAATTTCTCTGAAGCTAACTGAACTATCTTTTGCAAAATAATTTTCTTTAAACCATCGATGAAATTTTTCATCGGCATTATCTTCCATTATCTTATACTTGATATAAGACTGCTTCTTTTCTTTTTCTATGCGTCTTAAAAATGCAAAGTATATGATTTGGGTAAAATAAGAAAAGGGATTTTTTGATTTATTTGGATCAAAATTATGAGCATACATTAAGCAATTTTCTACCCCATCACCAACCATCTCTTCTCTATAGGGATAGTTCATAAAATTTGGTCTATAGGAAAGATGCTCTGCTATCTTTAAAAAAGATTCTGCTATGTAATCTGAAATAGGAGGTTTTTTTCTTCCAGATTCCTCAGCTGCATTATATCGTTTTTTCCATTTTATCATCTCAGCCAAAAATTCTTTATTATCTACATAATGCGAATTTTCTTCTTCTTTTATTATTGGCTCTAAATCTGGTTCTATTATGTCATCAGATTCTTCTATTTTTTTCTTTTTTCTCATTGCCAAATAATATCATAATTCCAGAAAAAATCAATTGACAAAATTCGGGTTTCCCAGTAAGCTTCGCTGTGTAGGCGATCAACAAGGGAATTTATAACTAATTAGTTACTCTTTAGTATCTTCAGATATATCATCGATATACTTACGAGGATCATCAGGGAAGTCTTCCAAATTAATTCCCTTTCTTTTCATCTTTTCTTTTTCTTTATCTGTGAGGAATTCCATTTCAGGAATCAAAAGATCTTCTTCCTCATCATCGCGTAAAGAACCAAACATATCAAAATCTAAAAGACCGTTTTCGATCATATCCTGAAATACATCGGGAGGAATCGAAAAGAACATTCCTACATTTGTATTTGTATTCATAAAAGGAAATGGCATTGAAGGTGGCTTTGCCAAAGGATTTTTTGGTTCAATTGTTTGAATATCACCTTCAATAATATCATTGAATAATGAATTTAACATATCCTGCAATCCTTCTGGATTTTCCATTATATCTTTTGTTTTTTCTTCTGTTTGTTTGAGAGATTCTTTATATTTTTCTTCAGTCTTCAAAGACTTTTGATATAAAACAACTGTACTCTCAGATGGCATTAAAACAGAAGCAACATGATCTCTTGGAAGATCAATATGCTCTTGATCTGTAAATTCAAGCCAGTTTCTCAGAAGTGTTATTTCTCTAGTTACTCCAAAAGAATCTGGAGATATATGCGTCTTAATCACCATTGGTCTTAAGATGCTAATAGTAGAATCATTCTCCCCAGATAATAATCCGAGAACTTCTTCACCACTTCTCAGCTTAAACAATCTGCAAGTAGTTTCCATATGACTATTTATCTCCTCAAAGATCTATCGGGACTAAATTAAAAGAAAAAGATTCGCTTTCGTAAATTTTTATGCGTTCAAGAAAATGATTGAACGCATGATTTCGATATTTCTTATGTCTTAAATCATCAACCAAATCAAAAACCATTACACGATCTTTTGTTTCCGACATTCTCAAACCACGACCAATAGACTGAAGAACACGCACAACTGATTTTGACGGATGAAGAAACACAATGTTGTGAATATTCTTGATATTTATGCCAGTGCTGCAAGTTCCATAAGAAGCAACGAGAATAGAATTTTCTGACTTATCCACAATTTTACGAATCTCTTCTCTATCTTCAGCATCAGTCATTCCAGAAATAAAGTAACACTTCTTATCTGTGCAAGTTTTTTGTATTGATTCGAAGAAGGGAAGACCGTGCTTCTGAACTTGCGAGAATAGAACTAAAGTATTTCCTTTGAGAGAAGCGCAAAGCTTTTCTGCAACTTTATTTCTTCTCTCATGTGATATAATGTAATCTATTTCTTCTTGATATGTTTTTCTTTTCATCGTATCGCATTCTTCTTTTGCGTACTTCAATTGAATGCAATTGATATCAAGATTAGAAAGCACTTTATTATCGATTAGATCTTTTGTGCTTGTAACACGAATCGGTGGGCCAAATAGTCCTTCAAGAACTAGTTTATGTACCTGGATATTATCAAGCGTTCCTGTAGTCCCAATGCGAACATGACAGTTTCTGAGCTTATTCATTAGGCGAACAAGCGACTTAGCCTTGAATAGATGGCATTCATCGCCAATAACAGCATCATATTCGGCAAAGAATTTTTCTGGAAGATCATAAACACTTTGCCATGTGGATATTGCTATGGGCTTTGTAGTTTCCTTGTCCTTACCAGCATAGATGATATGAATGTTCTTATCTGCATTCCAGTCTTTGCCAGAGTATTCAATGAAGTCTGAACGCATCTGGTGAACTAGACTTGTGGTAGGAACAAGGACAAGAATCTTCTTATTCTTGCTTAGAAGATATCTTAGTATAGTGTAGATGATAAGAGACTTGCCGCTACCAGTTGGAGATATCAGTAGGCTACGCTTATGATCAAGAGCCATCTCCACCGCCCTCTGCTGATAGTCTCTGAGCTTGATTTGGCCAGAATCTGAGTATAGAGGTAGAGCATCAATAAAAGACTTATAATCTTCAAAAAATTCTTCCTTAAAATTTTCAAATTTGCATTCGTAGTTTCGATCAAGGCAAAACTGAACTACCTTGTTTCTCAGACCAGTATAGATCTTACGAGTAAAGTAATTGAATAGGCGAATCTGACCATCCCATACTCTTCGCTTGAATGCTGGGGAATATTGTGAGTTTGGAACCTTAAATGTGAAGTAATCGGATATCTCTTTTGCTACTGAATTTTCGCAATGAACTTTGATGAATGTACCATCTATTTTTTCTATTTTTACTTCTTCATTGGCCATGACTAAACTTGATCCACTCAATCGCTGAACGAATATTCCATTGTCTATTTGCGACTATCTTTACTACGCCATCCAAGTAGCTGACTAGTTCTTTCTTTTCCGTGATTTGACGCTCCAGTTTGATAACATCATCATCTGCGTCAATGAACTTATCAACATCAGTCTTCAGTATATTTAGGTCAAATGGCTCCCATTTAAACTGATCTAATTCCTCTTTAGACAGCTTTCCTGTGTAGTAGAGCCACTTGTACTTCTTCATGACACGGAGGGTTCTCTCGTCCTCTGCAAGGGCTTCCTTGTGCTTCTTAAGGAACAGTAGATACTTGTTATGAATCTGTGGAGTATTTACAGATTCAATGGCAAGTTCCGTGGAATCTATCTTGAGATCTTCTTGTACTTGTTGTTTTAATTCATCAAAATTCATAATTTAAGTATACACAATAGTAAATAAAGTCAACTTGGATTGCCAGGATCTGGATCAAATCGATAATAAGTGTATGAAAATCTAGCAGATGCATATTGAGGAGTGGCCGCACTTGCACTGCTGCTAAATTTTAATCCAGATAATCCGATTGGAAATATTTCATGAAATATAACCTTTTTATTATCTTTATATGTTCCTTTTGTCAAATAAAGAGTAGCGGTTGTCATCCAATCTCTAAAATTTAATGAATTATTTGTACAATCATCATCTATATTTCCTAGTGCTCTCATCCATCTATAAATTTCAAGCCAATTATTTAAGTTTTCATCTACCATAAAAGTTAGTGTTAAATCTTCAAAATTATATTTTCCTATCGGTCTTTTTACAGGAATTCCTAATGTTGTTGGCTGATCAACAGCAGCCATACTTAAGTTAGGTAAATTTACATCTGTACAATTGTAAATAACAGTTGGAATTCTTTCCATTTCAAAATGAAAGTAATTAATTCCAAGAGTATTAATTTGTGTATTTGCCATAAAGTATGTAGAAAAGAAAACAGGAGCCATTTCTGGCTCCTGTCTCCGAAGTGTCAGGTTTTACTCAGTATCAGGCTGAGTTACCGTGAAGGTTTAGTACACGGAAAATTCTGTAGTACTGATTTAGATTGGCGGTTAGTGTTTCGCCGTCTGGAACACCATCCTTGAGAACGAATGGATTAGCAACCATGCCGTAGCGGGTCTTGAATCCAATCTTGGGCTGGAAGGTGTCGGGATCGACTGCACGAACCATCTGGAGTGGGACATAGGGGCAGTAGAACAAGCCAGCATCGTATGGGCTTGAGCCACGGTATCCTACGCAAACGAAGTCTACGCCAGACTGAACATAGGGATCGATATAAACGCGCATCTTGCCGTTTAGTACACCAGCGAAGGTGTTACCAGTGTCATCAACTTCAAGCTGCTGATTTAGAGCAGGGCTGATGTTGAGGAATCCACCCATTGCGAGGGCTGAAGCAACATCTGACGAGCAGATGATGAAGTTACCCTTACCACGACGAGTTTCCTTGGCAATCTGGTTAGCTTCGCGTTCGATCTGGAACATGAGGCCACGGAAGCGTTCAGCTGACCAACGACCATCTGAGTCAACAAGTAGGTCATATATGCCACCGAAACCAGCAGCACCAGTACCAGATTTACCTAATAGGTCGCTTTGCTGTGCGCCAATCTTTGAAACATGGTAGATGCCACGAACGACTTCGCGGTTGATTTCAGCAAGAATTTCAGTACTGAGAATGTTGGCGAGTTCGGTTTCAGCATCAAGTCCGTGAACAGCCTTGAGGTCCTGAGCGAGTTCAGTGGTGTAGTCGGCCTTTAGAGCGCGAGTCTTAGCCTGAACAGCAACCTTGTCAATGGTGAATGCCATTTCCTGGAAAGGCTTACCACCAGATCCACCGAGGTTTTCGGCATCACCAACTAGTAGACCCTTTAAGTTGTCTGAAAATAGAGCTGATGTTCTTGTTGCACCAGATACGCCACCACCGAATAGGGTTAGACCATAATCGGCAGAACCACCGAAGTAATCAGTATACGCATTACCGCTACCGTTAGTACCACCTGAACCGCCGAATGGTACGAATGGTTCCTGGTACATGGCATCCTTACGAGGACCACCAGTTGGATCGTACTTGGGACGCATTGCGAAAATGAGTCCGGTTGGAGCGGTCATGGGCTGAACGCCGCAGATGTCATAAGCAATGAGGTTTGGCATTGCACGACGAACAAGGCTGATTAGGATTGGGTCGTAACCAGCGATGTTGGTTGATGAAGCATTACCAAAAACATTGCTGATTGGTCCACCTAGGGTGTTGTCTTCAACAAGTCTTTGCTGACGCATTGCAGATTCTTGGTTCTCAAGAAGAACTGCGGTGACTTTAGCTTTGTAGCTATCTTCAATTGCAGGGAGTGCGCTGTGGCTTAAAACTGGCTCCCACTTCTCAGTTAAAATATCGTATGGTGTTGTGTCTTCTAACATTGTATCTCCTGTGTATTTTTATTTATAATTTATCTGTGCTTAAGGTGTCTACTGATCGCATTTGCGTATACATTAACAGTACTTTCAGTTAGTGTTTCGGGTACTGTTGATGTTTCAAGAATGTCAATAGCGCGATTTACTGATTGTATTCTTGGTAGTGCTTGTGGTTGAACTTGAACTGGACGAGCAAAGAAGCTTTCCTTGATGACTCTTAGTTTTCTGCGGAATTCGTCTGCGTTATCAAATTCAACTCCTTCGGCTAGATTAGCTAATTTATCTACTTGAGTTGCAGCTAAACCAGCAGTTTCTTCGGCAAAGACTGCTATGGCAGCAGTATCTAAAAGCTTCTTGCGAAGAGAAACATTTTCATTTATGCTCTTGTTTAGTTCTTCATTCTTATTGTCGATTTCGGTATAAAGTTCATCAAGAACATCATATTTTTCATCAGGAACATCAATGAAATTAGTTTCAAAGAGTTTCTTTAAACCAAAGATAAAATTCTCTGCCAATTCAACTTTAACTCCTCTTTCGACTTGTAGACGATTTTCAGTAACCCATTCTTCAACGACATAAGTTAAGTAATCATCTAGCTTTTCAGACAATTCAGATACAGTTGAAGCTAGTGCTTCTGAATATCTTCTTTGATATGCTTCCTGAAGTTTATATGATCTTTCATTTAACTTTTGATTTACGGCAGCGACAAAAATTGTCTTTGCTCTTTCAACAAAGTCTTCTGAGAGATTTGAATTGGCAAATAAAGCAGCAAGATGCTCTTTTAGAGCCTCTTCCGATTCTGCTTCCATTTGATCATAATCCATTGGTTCTTCGTCCATTTCATCTTCAGTTCCCATAGGAGAACCTGGCATCTGCATTGGTCCTCCCATTTTTGGGGTCTGAATTGAAGCTGCATTTTGTGCGTAATATTCGCCTACTGGCTTATTTAAAACAAATCCTCGACCTGTGGTATCAAAAGCTCCACCTCCAAGGATATCCTGTTCATCTGATTGTGTATTTTGTGGTAACATTATATTCTCCGTTTTATATATTATTTTATTTATTGTCCGATTAATCTATCTATTCCTAATGATCGTTGTACGCTAGCAGGTCTACCGCGAAGATTTCGTGCAGCTGTTCTAAATAAAACATCTTGCATTCCTTGTGTTGCAGAGTTCCGAACATCTTCTAATCCACCAGCAATAACCCCTTTGCCACCAAAAATACTTGGTAGCTGTGTTCCTGCCGCCGCAGCAGCAGCTGTAGTTAATACTCCAGGCCCACTAGTGGCCGCAGTACCAGCAGCACCGCCAGCACCGCCAGCACCGCCAGCACCTCCACCTAAAATAACTCTACGAGCAGCATCTGGATCTCCTGCGTTCAATAACCGTTGTGCTTCTGCGTTTCTTAAAGCATCAGCGGTAGTCATTGGTCCTCTACTACCAGCAGCTAATGCATCTCCTACATCTGTACTTACTTGTCCTAATCTAGCCGCTTCCCTTCTTTGAGCAGCAACAGAAATATTCTGTCTTCTAGTAGCTAAACGCCCCTGTGTACCACCAGTAGCAACATCTACAATTTTATCTTTTAAATCACGAAATCCTCTTCGAACTGCTATACCAGGCCTGCTAATTGCTCGTCCTAATGATTGTTTATTTATCTGTCGCCCAGCAGCAGTTGTAGTTCTTAGAGCTACTCTTCCACTTCTTGCAATACCGCTAGCAAGTGCCCTCAGAAGATTTTCATCTAATTGATCTTGATTTAGAGTATGATATACACACTCGTTCAATGACTTTAATTCTTGTGCATTTAAGCGTTTCATTTTATTTTTCTTAAAAAATCTGCAAATGCTTTTATAGATTCTTCTTGAAGTTTTCTCTTTGAAGCACCTGAAATTCTTCTATGATATCCAGCAATATCTTGTTCTTTTAGAATACCATTATCCCAAACCCATTCCTTGCCTTCCATGATTCCATCAACGAAAGCATTTGGTGCAGATGGATCTGCAACGATATCAATGGCAGCAAGCATG